TTGCGAACCCTTTGGTTGAAAGACGAATACAAGGGAGACAAAGATGAAACTTAAAAACACCATTGCAACGATCTTAGAGGAAAGCCAAGATGAATATTTTTGCCAGTTTTGCACGAAAAAGAAAATCACTTTTTACCCAGTCTGCTCATGCTCAGGAAATTTCTTCAAACTTTCCGACTTTGACTTTGATACCCAATTCGCTATCGCCCAACAAATCTTTAACTCACAGAAAGGTGTACCCGACAAAAAGAGCGACTGACAAGAAATCCGAGTTTGTTTACACGAACTCAATGAACACAGATATTTCAAAAACTTTTCAAAAATTTAAACAGGAGTGAAGATGAACGAACAAAGCAAAGCCAATATGGGCGTGTATAAGAAACTGGCTGATGCCCGAAGAATGATGCGGTCACGCACATTAAAGAAATCAGGACACAATAAATTTGCAGGGTATAACTACTTTGAACTTGGTGACTTCCTGCATCCAGCATTAGAAATCTTTGACGAACTAGGGCTGATTAGCATTGTGTCTTTTACCAAAGAACAAGCGGAACTTTGCATAGTCGATACAGTTGGCGGTGGAGAGATTGTCTTTACTTGCCCATTTGGTTCTGCGGCTCTCAAAGGTTGCCATGAAGTGCAAAACATTGGCGCTTGCCAAACCTATAACCGCCGCTACCTTTACACCCTTGCGCTTGAACTTTTAGAGCATGATGCTCTTGATTCAACAACAGGTTCAGGCAACATTGAAACGATTGATGTAGGCATGATGATTGACCACTTGGCGGCTATTGAAGCGGCTTCAACTTTAGAGGAACTCAAGAATGTATACAGCACTGCTTACTCTGCTTGCGCTGGTGATAAAGGTTGGCAAAAGAAAGTGATTGATGCCAAAGAAAAACGTAAAGGAGCATTGAAATGAAAAACCAACCAGCATTTCCATCGCTACATTGGGTAGCACCTCAAGGCCACAGCGCCAATGAAAATCCGCAGGGCATGACCTTGCGGGACTATTTTGCGGCAAAGGCTTTGCAAAGGTTGCTAACCTCAGATGATGTTGATATTTCTTATGCAACTGCTTTGGTTTGTTATCGCATGGCAGACGCAATGATGGAAGCGAGGGAAGCATAATGGCTCCTCCATTGAAATCAATTAGCGAACATATGAAAAACTATCAAATAGATAGCAAAGGATGTTGGATATTTGGTGGAAATCACGATAAAAATGGATATGGTATTTTTATGCATGGTCGTGGAAAGCAATTAAGAGCACATAGAGTTTCTTTTGAGTTTCATCATGGTGGGTTAAATGCTGAAATGCTTGTATGCCACTCTTGCGATAACCCAAGTTGCATAAATCCAAATCATCTTTTTATGGGAACACCTAAAGATAATACTCAAGACATGATAAAAAAAGGTCGTAGGGCAAATCAAAAAGGTTCAAAACATCCTTCTGCAAAACTTAATGAAGATCAAATCTGTTTGATAAAAAATCAGAGATCAAGCGGCAAAACATTAAAAGATATTGCAAGTCAATTTAATGTTTCTTTTCAGGCAATTAGCTCTATTTGTAAAGGCAAATCATGGACTCACACCAATTAGAACAAGGCTCCATTGAATGGAAAATGTCTAGACTTGGAAAAGTTACTGCTAGCAGAATTTCGGATGTTGTTGCAAAAACAAAAACTGGATATTCATCTAGTCGTGCAAACTACATGGCTCAGTTAATATGCGAACGCATGACAAATGAATTCCAAGAGTCATATACAAACTCAGCAATGACTCATGGTGTCGAGAATGAACCCTTTGCCCGAGCCGCATACGAGGCTAAAACAGGCAATATGGTCGATCAGGTAGGTGCTATTGACCATCCAACTGTTCCTATGTCTGCCGCCTCTCCTGATGGCTTGGTGGGTGATGATGGATGCCTAGAGATCAAGTGTCCCAACACGGCTACCCACATTGATACCATTTTGGGAGATGAACCAGCAAAGAAGTATTACGACCAAATGCAATGGCAGATGCGATGTGCAGATAGAAGTTGGTGCGACTTCGTGAGTTTCGACCCACGAATGCCTGAACACCTACAACTGTTCATCAAAAGAATCGAGCGCAATGATCGTTATATTGCAGAACTCGAAAAAGAGGTTATCCAGTTTCTTGCGGAAGTGGATGACAAGGTTAAAAAACTCAATGAAATTAAGGTGTAAATATGGAACAGCTACAGATTAGCCAAGAGTATGTTCTTTCTGCTTTTGACTACCAAGATGGTCAATTGATTAGAAAGATTGGTAGAAAGGGTGAAATTGGCTCTGTTGCTGGTTGCGTTCACAAGGGTACAGGTTATGTGCATATCAAGATAAAAGCAAAGTCTTTTAAGGCTCACCGCTTAACTTTCTTGTATCACTATGGATATTTGCCTGAACTTGTTGACCATATTGATGGAAACAGATTAAACAATCGAATTGAGAACTTAAGGGAAGCAAGCAAACAAGAAAATGCACAAAACCAAAAAGTTCGATTAACAAATTCTTCAGGTGTTAAAGGAGTGTCATGGCATAAAGTCAATAAAAAATGGAAGGTTGCATTGTGTAAAAACTATAAGCCTTACTATTTTGGTTCTTACGAAGACAAAGAGTTAGCTGATCTTGTTGCTGTTGAGGCAACAGATTTGCTACACAAAAAATTCTCAGCATATCAAGGAGTATTAAATGGAACAGCGTGATAACAGCGGAGTCCTTTTCCGCAACGACAAAAAAGAGACAGGCAACCAGCCCGATTACAAGGGAAACATTACAGTCGATGGTCAGTCCTACTGGCTCTCAGCTTGGATAAAAGAGGGTAAATCAGGCAAATTCATGGGTCTTGCAGTAAGCCCCAAAGAAGAAGCCAACACTTCCTCACCAAAGAAGAAGCCCTCAAGTGGCTTTGACGATCTTGATTCAGACGTACCCTTCTGATGTAAAACAACGGGGAAAGCGTAAGTGAGTACCCACTAACTTTTTAATTGATAGGAGTTGATATGAGTTTAGATGACACACATTTTGGTGGCGGTGTAAAGAAGTTCTTTGACTTGCCAATATTCAACAGGGTTAGGACTTCCGACCCAATCACCAGCTATGAAGCCGCTGATGCCGCTAAAGACTTGGCATCCAAGCATTTCATCATCATTGTGGACTGTTTAAAGGCTCATGGTGCGCTTGGTAAAGATGGCATAGCCCAACACACCAACTTAGACAGAAATCAAGTCTCACGCCGTTTAAACGAGTTGGAGAAGATGAACCTGATTCGGTTGACAGGCAGGACTGTAAAGTCTTCATCGGGGCGCAATGAGCGTGAATGGAGGGCAGTTTAATGTGGGATGTAGCTGTAACTTTTATGCTGATGATGTTTGGCGCTTTTGTCGTGGTTGCCTTTGGTGCAATCCTCATTGGTGCGCTTTATTTCCTACAAAACGAGGCTGACAATGACTGAAGAAGATGAAGCATTCAACGACATTGAGCGACAAGCCAAGCAACGACAAGAGTCTGTCAAAGCAAACTTTCTAAGACCCAAGTCTGCACAGGAGTTCTATGACGAACTACGCAATGGCGTGATTGATGAAGTTGCTAGAGAGATTAGGAAGTTAACTTCTTTTGGTAAAGACACAATAGATAGTTTGGCTGTTTACATTGAGGGAATGAAAAAATGAAACAAGATGAAGCATTCAAATCATGGTGGCACAACGAGGGTAGCCAAGCCCCATACACGCACCATGACTGTGAAGAACACACTATGCGTATGTGTGAGATTGCATGGGCAAATGCCGCTTACAAAGAACGTGAAGCCTGTGCAAAGATTGCTGATAGTCAATTATTTAATACAAATGCACTTTTGACTGCGCCAATGCAATCAAGTGCGGCATATCAAATTGGCGTTTCCATCAGAGCAAGGGGACAAGCATGAGCAAAGCACAGCAAGTGTTTGAAGCAATGATGCGATCAAAGGGACACGCAGACTTCAGCAAAACAAAAGACAGATATAACTTACCCGCATTGCAAACCCGATGGAACTACTTTTTAATGGGGTGGGAAATGAGGAGTGTTTTATGACATTCAGGCAGTCAACAATCAAGTACGTCAAAGACATCTTGAGAGCAAGAACTATCCATGAGGTAATTGCTAAAGAACTGCAAGAGGCACATCTACGAAAACTAGAGGCAGAAACTGCCACTGAGTATTCTCGTGCCGCCATCCAGTACAACGATGCAAGAATTGCTAGACTTCAGAAGCGACTTTTAGAACACACCCAAGAGGGCGATTACACATGAACAAAACAAAGAATGACTTTGATTGGCGAGGACAACCTAGTATCTGGACAACAGATAAGAAACTCAAGCAAATAACAGCGGGTCATATCCTTGGTAAAAACGCAAGAGAACGTATTGCCATGACAGAAAAGAAAGAATTTACAATCTATTCAAGGGCTAAATTAAAGAATGATTCGTAAGATAAGAACCTTTTACGGCAGACGCAATGGTCAACATGGAAACAAAGTTACCACCATTGACCGAGGTGAAGCATGGTTATGTGAGAAGTGCGGGGAGGTGATGTTCTTTGAACACCTTGTCCCCAAACACTTCTGCAAGCGTCAGATTAAGCCTGTAATCCTTGGAGATACTGGGTCTTCCCCGCCACCTTAACAGCAGTCAATTCCTGCTTCTTAAGGTTATTAGGGTCGTAAGACACATGAACCCAACCCGAATCAGGGATACCCTGTGTGTAGAACTCTAAGATCAACTGGGTGTAGTCCAAGTTGTCCATAATCCATTGGGCAAGATCAGCATTGGCGACACTGGGAATCTCAATGTCTGCCGCCATACCCTTGCAGTGGTCAGAGGTTTTAGACCCACCAACAGCGGCATTAGACTCAGGGCTACGATAGGCAGAGTTGACCTTTACGCCCTTGCCGTAGTGGTCACGAACAGGCTGTAAGACCTTCTCGCATAGCAATCTAAGATTCTCTGTTGCCTCGTCATCAGGGGTGTTGTCAAACCCCATACGCAAAGCAGTTTCAGACTTACACATTT